AGAAATCAATTAACCAATACTACTCCCGGAAGAGCATTTGAGACAGCAGAAAAACATTTCGAGAAGGCTTTTTATTTTTATACCAGAGCAAAAAAATTATTGGATAAATTAAAATAGGAGATATACAGTGAAAAAATCAGAATTAAGAGAAATGATACGAGAGGAATTGGCGAACATTAAAGAAGGTCGGTTCCCAAAAAAAGCAATGGATTATAATAAAGTAAAAGACCCAGATGGATTTTGGAAATGAACTATAGAAAATGTAAAAAGGTCTGCTGGATTATCTTGGGGAAGACAAACCGAAATTGGCGATATAATTATGTGATTAAATATGGCGGCAATAAGATGAAATGCTTTTGAAGCAGACAGAGTGAACAAATAAATGGCAGTAAAAACAAAGACAATTATTAAAATAGTAATAGGGGTGTTTATAGTTGTAGCAATTATAGTATTCCTTCCACAAGCAAATATTAATAGTTTATTGATAAAGAAAAAGAAAAAGAAGATTAAGAAAATTAAAAAAGATATAGAAGAACTTGAGGAAACTAAAAAAGATAATGAAGAAGATATTGAAGACACTAACAAAAATATTGAAGACCTTGAAGAAGAGCTTGGCAATATTGAAACTTCGGTAGATACAACCGATATAGATGAAACAATAGATTTTTTGAAAGACTTTATAGGAGAATAATTGTGAAAAAATCAGAATTAAAACAAATGATAAGAGAAGAGTTGCAAAAGTTAGATGAGAGAAAATTAGCTGGAAAGGAACTTATAGATGCTATTAGAAATGTTTATGACCAGAAGCAAGCTCAAAAGATAAATGGCAGTATGGTAGATTTATTTACAGCCAGTGCTATTATTAAAGTTTATGATAGTATAAGTGAAAAGAATAAAGCGAATTTGGCTTCTATGACACTTCCAAAAATAGTTAACATAACTTGGAAGTTAATCAATAAGGTTTCGTAGGAGACTAAAATGAAAACAATAAAATTCATAGACTTAATAAAAGAAAGTAAAACTGAGTTTGCTATTTGGGGAATTCCGCCGGGAGAAAGAGACGAACAATTATTGTTTACAAAGGCAAAGACTCCGAAAGAAGCAGAGAAAATGAAAGATATCCTTACTAAAAAACATAAGTGTAAAAATGTTCGTATTCAAGTTATAGATTTTGGTAGTGACATTTCTAAAGATTGAAAAAATATGGTTAAGAGGTAGGAAAATAAAATGAAAAAATCAGAGTTAAAGCAGATAATAAAAGAAGAGATTCTTAAAGAAAGGCAAGTTTTTAAAACTGGCGAGTTTGAATATATAGCAAGTGCGGCTCAGGATTTGGAAGATTATAGTTCTGTATTTCCGCCAGCAATTGAAAAAAAACTCAAAAAATACTCTAAAGAAATACTAAAATTTGTAGATGATTATGGTTTTGAAGAGCGCTAAAAAACAAGAAATATAGGAAAATAAAATGAAAAAATCAGAATTAAGACAGATGATTAGAGAAGAGATGGACGAAGCATCTATTAAAAGAATCAGGATATACATGGGGAAAAGTAGTGTAGTATATGACAGCGGATTTAAGGTATCAAGTGATGACAAAACGATACATATTTACAATAAAGGTGGTTCTGCCATTATTTATGCAAACGATATTAAAAAACAAGAAACAGCTAATGGGCTACTTAATATTTTTTTAAAGTAAAGAGGAAGTAATGAAAAAGTTTATATTAATATTATTATCATTGTGTTTGTTTGGATTTACTTTTGCTAACGAAATACCAACATTGATTGATAGTACAAATATGGAAGTGGACAGCACAACGGTTGAAAATACTGGGCCAGTGTTCTATCCATTTTCACCAGAAGAGTTAAAAGAGTTGGCTGTCAAGGTAGATAGCCTACAACAGTCTAACAAAATAAAAGATGAACTAATAGAGCAGTATAAATTTCAAATAAGAAATTATCAAGTATTGGCAGAAACTGATTCAACTTTGCTTACGTATAAAGATAAACAAATTTCTGCCTTAGAAGATTTGAACAAGTTGCAAAAGAGAACTTGATGAGAAAAATATGACCAATGAGTTTACTATATATTCGGAGCAGGAAGTATTATATTGGCGTCTTGAGTTGTCAGCAATACAGTTGGAGAATAAAATGACTGAACAAGAAAAACAAGAAGCGAGAGAATTAATAAAGAAAGAATATGTTAGGTGTGCAGAAAGCCCAGCATATTTTATGAAAAAATATTGTAGAATTATGCATCCCACAAAAGGATTGCTGAGGTTTGATTTGTTTGAATTTCAGGAAAAAACGTTAGAAGAATTTTTAGCACATCCTTGAAATATTATATTAAAGGCTAGGCAGTTAGGTATATCGACATTGGTATCTGCTTATGCCGTATGATTGATGATGTTTAATGATGACAAAACAGTTTTAATCATAGCAAATAAATTAAAAGTTGCCAAAAATATGATTAAAAAAATATCCACAATTTATATTAATTTACCCACTTGACTACAAAGAACAATTCAAGATAAAAATGGTAATTTACCAGAAGATAATAAAACTAAAATAACATTTTCTAATGGCTCAAATGTAACCGCTGAAGCCGCAACGGATGATGCTGGTCGTTCGGAAGCATTGTCATTATTGATATGAGATGAGTGTGCAATTGTAAAAGAAAACCTAGCAAGAGAAATTTGAACATCAGCAAATAACACATTGAATACCGGTGGTGACTGTATCATACTTTCAACCCCGAAAGGTGTTGGAAATCAATTTCATGATTTATGAGTTGGTGCGGAAGCGGACGATAATAAATTTCATACAATTAGACTTCCATGGCACGTTCACCCAGAAAGAGATGAAAAGTATAGAAGTGACCAAGACAAAGAATTGGGACCTAAAAGGGCATCACAAGAAAATGATTGTTCATTTTTAACATCTGGCGATTCCGTTGTAGAATTAGAAATAATAGAAAAGCACAGAGAAGACCATGCCATCGACCCGATAGAAAAGAGATATGCGAATAGATTTTGAATATGAAAGTATCCAGAGCCCAATCACACGTATATAGTATCTGTTGACGTTTCTAGGGGTGATAGTGAAGACAAATCGGCATTTCATATATGAGACATAGAAACACTAGAGCAGGTCGGTGAGTACGTTGGTTTAATAGACCCATATGACTTGGGTGTTTGAACTGTTAGCGTTTCAATGGAATATAATAATGCGTTGTTGGTAATTGAGAATAATGGGTTGGGATATGCGGCCGTTGAGGGTGCGTTACAAAAGAAATATAATAATCTATATTATACAGACAAATCAGGGAAAAATGTTGATACTTCAAAGAAGATACAAAGCATGTTAAAAAGTAATACAGATAAAACTCCCGGATTTACTAACTCAATGAAAATAAGGCCACTGATGATAAATAAAATGGAAAGATTCTTTAGAGAGGGTTCGATTATAGTTCATTCAAATAGATTGTTAAATGAATTATTAACATTTGTGTATAAGACTGGCGGGAAACCTGAGGCGTTACAGGGGAAACGTGATGACTTAGTGCTGTCTGCCGCAATAGGATTGTATGTTAGAGATACTGCGATTACTCTATTGCAGGAGAGCGTAAAGTCAACCAAGAGAATGTTAAAATATACCGGAAAAGTTTCATCAAGGGGTATGTATAATAGCGACGGTTCGGACGACCCATGGAAAACTTCGGTTGGTGGACAATTAATGAATTTAAGAGATTTTTTATAAAATAAATAGGATGGTAAGAAAATGGCACAAGAGACAAGTAATTTTTATAGAGGATTAAGGAGACTTTTTTCTAATAATGTTATTGTAAGATATGTTGGGAAAAGAAAGGTTAAGGTTATTGATACTGATGGTTTTCAAATAAGGCAGGGTGATACCGGCACTTATTCTAGAATGAGAACTTATGCTAAAACTCAGAACGCTTTAACAGCTACCTATAGAGCAGATAGACAGTTACTATATAATGACTATATGGTTATGGATAGAGACCCAATTCTTTCATCTGCATTAGACTTATATGCGGAAGACTCTACCGCCAAAGATGAATTTGGAGACGTTTTGACAATTACAACGGATGATAAGAATATTGAAGATATATTACAAAACTTGTTTTATGATATATTAAATATTGATTTTAATTTATGAAGTTGAATAAGAAATATGTGTAAGTTTGGGGATGCTTTCCTGTATCTTGAATTACATAAAGATTTGGGCATAGTTAATATAAACATATTATCACCCTATGAAGTTGAAAGACTTGAAGGTGAAGACGAAGATAATCCATACTTGGTTCAGTTTGTAATTGCTGGTGATAAAAATAGTATGTTAGAAGAATTTCAAGTTGCTCATTTTAGATTGTTAAGTGATGTATTTTTATTCCCTTATGGCAGAAGTATGCTTGAAGGTGGTAGAAAAGTTTGAAAACAATTGTCATTAATGGAAGATGCTATGCTTATTCATAGAATAATGAGGGCTCCAGAAAAGAGAATTTTCAAAATAGATGTTGGGGCATTAGCACCAGACGAAATTGACAATCACATGGAAAATATTATATCAGGCATGAAACGTACCCCACTAATTGACCAGCAAACAGGCGACTATAATTTAAAGTTTAATATGATGAATATTAACGAAGACTTTTTCTTTCCGGTTCGTGGTGGAGATAGTGGTACAGAAGTTGATACATTAAGTGGCATGGAATATGCTATAATTGATGACATTGAATATTTACAAAAGAAACTGTTTGCATCATTAAGAATCCCAAAAGCTTTCTTAGGATACGAAGAAGAAATTGGATGTGTTGTTCCGGAAACTGAAATTAAATTAATTAACGATGAAATAAAAACTGTTAAAGACTTGATTGAGGACTATGAAAGTGGAATTAAAAATTATGTTTATTCTATTAATGAAGAAAATGAAATTGTACCCGGCGAAATATCTTGAGCTGGATATACAAAAAGGGATGCGGAATTAATCCGTGTAAATTTAGACAACAATAGACATATTGATTGTACTCCTGACCATAAATTTTTAACGAGGGATGGGGAATGAGTTGAGGCGCAAAATTTAGCAGAAAATCAATCATTGATGCCTTTATATTTAAGCGAAACAACACAAAAAAATAAAAACGGATATACTACGGTGTACAATCCTAAAACTAACAAATATAAAGAAGTTCATAGAATTATCGCAGAATATTATAATATGATAAAACGTGGCAATGGTAAGGTTGTTCATCATAAAGATTTTAATAAGAAAAATAATTATCCAGAAAACTTTGATTGTTCGATGAACTTTTTTGAACATAGACAATATCATAGTCAATTAACAGAAAAAACAATTAACTCTCCAGAAAACATAAAGAAAAGAATTACTGATGAAAATTGAATTAAATCTGCCATTAAAGGTGGAAGAAAGGGCGGGCTTAAATCTGCCGAGAAACTTGTTGCTTGGACAGAAAAGAATGGGGTGTGGAATAAAGGAATCTTAAACGGCGATACAAAAGTTTGTAAGAATTGTGGTGATGAATTTTATGCTATGAAGTCGAAAACATCTCAAGCATGTTGTTCTAGAAAGTGTAGTGACGAATATTGTGTTGGCGGAAAAAGATATAATACAAAATATTTAATTGACCATAATTTATTAATTGAAACTGCAAAAAAATGTAATTCATTTAAGTCTTTAGAAGAAGAATTAGGCAATATTGATAGGAATACATTGAATAGAGTTTTTAAGGCTAATAACATTGATAAGGTAGATTTTATATTTAACCATATGCCTCTTGCTTTGGAAAACAAAAATTTCATGCAAAACTATAGAAAGTATGAAGCAAAATATATGAACCATAAAGTTGTTAGTGTGGAATTTTTAACTGAGTACAGGAACACTTGCGACATTACAATTGATAGGTACCACAATTTTGCTACAAATGCTGGGGTTATTATTCATAACTCTAAGGCAACTTTGGCTAGTGAAGATTTAAGATTTGCTGGCACAATTGAAAGAATACAGAAAATTATAGTTTCTGAATTAACAAAAATGGCAGTAATTCATCTTTATTCACAAGGATATAAAAACAAAGACCTATTAAACTTTGAAATCTCATTAACTAATCCGTCAGTTGTTTTTGAAGAACTGAAAATTGAATTATGAAATTCAAAAATCGCACTTGCGGGGGATATGTTGGATAGTAATTTGTTAGCAAGTGAATTTATATATGAGCAAATATTAAATCTAAATGAAGAGGATATTGAAATAAACAGAAAGGGAATTGTAGAAGACAAAAAAAGAAAATTTAGATATGAACAGATAGAGCAGGACGGAAGCGACCCAGCTATTGAAGCAAATAAACCTGTCGGAGATGATGAAGATAGTGGGATTAGTTGAGATGAAAATGTAGATGATAAAGATGACGACGATGATACTGATTCTGATAGAGAAACGAAAAGAAATGAAAAGAAAAGAAAGATTGATACAATGTTAGGAGTTGATGATATGAAAGATTCTCATAAATTTAGTAAGGCTGACATTACACATAAATATAAAGGTGGCAGTGCATTATCGTTGGAAGGTACTGTTAATGATGTATTTGAAGAGACAGACGAAGAGATTCAGAGACTGGAAGAGTTTAACGAAAAAAGACTTCATGACAAATGGAAATTTTTAAGTCGTCTTGAAACAATATTACAATATTCAAAAGAAGAAAGTGACAAAGATTTAATAAAAGAGGTCTTAAAAGGCGAAAAAGATAAAATAATGTTAAAATAATTGTAGAAAATTATATTTATATAAAATAGTACAAATTCAAAAATAATTTGGAGAAAGAGATATGAAAAGTATTAAACACTTAAAGTTGAGAAATACTGGACTGATATATGAAACTTTGTTAAGGCAAATCACAATAGATGCGTTAGAGGGGAAGCTGGATTCTCCCGTCTTCAATATATTGAGAGAATATTTTAGTAAAGGCACATTATTGACAGAAGAGTTAGGCCTGTATAATAGTATAATGGAATATAAATCCAAAAAAGAAGAAAAGGTAGAATTTTTTCTTAAAACGGCAATAAAATTACGTAAGCAAATTAATGAAACAATCTTGGCAAAGGAAAAGTATAATGTTATAAAAACAATCAAAGAACATTATGACTTAGAATCTTTATTTAATGCCAAAATTAGTAATTATAAGGTGTTAGCATCTATATATAAACTATTTGAATCGGAATTACATTCAAATGTACATTACAATCCTACTTCCGTTGTACAAACAAGATATACCATTATTGAACATATTACAAATCCAATTGATATTACCGGCGATGAAGAAATTGATTTAATGATTGAAAAATACAAACAACAAGATAAAGAAATCAGAGTAATTGCTTATAATATGTTAATTGAAAAATTCAACAAAAAATATTCTATTCTTAACGAAAATCAAAAATGTCTTCTTAGAAAATATATTGATAGTATGTCCAATGCTTCGACTCTTAAAGAATATGTTGAGTCTGAGGTTGTTAAGATTACTGAAACTTTGAAAGGTCATTTGTCTAAAATTGACGATGAAGTAGTCAAAATTAAACTTACAGAGCTTTTAAAGCATACCGAGAGTCTGAACAGAGGAAAGAGAGTTAAAGACTCTCAGATTACAAATTTGATGAAGCTGTATGAACTAGAAAAAGAAATTCATAATACGTTAGGAGATAAATAAGATGAAGAGGTCAGAATTAAGACAATCATTAAAAGTATTCACCGGAAGGAATAGTAAATAAATGAAATCTTTTTTAAGAGAAATTAGTACAACGGGTGATGTTGCTGGATATGAAACGCCATTTGCTTTTTCAACTAAAGGCCCAAATTCTAAACGTCTTAAAGATATTAGAAAGTGAATGAAGGTTTTCGGCTGAGAGTTGGCAAGAAATACAGACTTAAATGAAGCATTAGAGCCAGACGACTATAGAAAAATCAAAGAATTAATTCGGGCTGAAATAGCAATAGTAATGTTTGATTTATTCAAAAAAAGAAAGGCATGGATGTAAGTTAAACAATTCCAACAATAAAATTTATAGGAGAAATAAAAGTGAAAAAGTCTGAATTAAAGATAATGATAAAAGAAGAAATCCAACTCTTAAAAGAGGGGTACACACTATATTGAGGCAAAAGCGCAGAGCCATTTACAGACGACGAATGAAAAAAATTATTAGTACAAGTGAAGAAGATTCTTGCTATAGCGAAAAAGAAAGGAATTATAATTAGAGACGGAAATGGAAAAGGCAAACCAATAATTGATAATGAAAAAATTGTCTTAAATGGAGATGGTGAGGGTGAAGAAGATTTAAGCCATGAAACTTTTTATTTTACAAAAAAACAAGATGAATGAGAATTTACAAAGACTAACAGAAAACCATATGACGCCGTAGTCTCTTCAATTCTATACGTTGCACAGAAGATTAATCCATCTATAGGAGCTCGTGGTGATGACGGGAAAAGTTCTATAAAAATGGGCGGGACTGAAGGCTGAGACAATCAATATTATTAATAAAAATTAGGAGAATATTATGAAAATAAGAGTGAAAGAAGTTCGTGCTTGAATGAAAGCTTTGGATGAAAATAAATGGCGTAAAATGTATAGTGTTGATGCTAGAAGAGTGGCGCATTTTGCTAAGAATATAGTTGAAGGTGAAGAATTAGCCTTACCAACTTACTTACAAAGAAAAATTGAAGGATACGAATATAAGAGAGAAAAGAAAATGGCAACAGAATATGCTAAAGTTTTCAAGAGAAAAATAAAAGAAGACCAAAAGGCTCAGAGAATTAAAGAATCTAATGAAAATGTAATTAGAGAAATGATTAGAGGAATCATCGAAGAAGTAAGTGGTCACACAACATGCCCAATGGACAAGAAAGGTAAAAAATGGCAAAAGAATAAAAAATTACCTAAAGGAATGACTCAGGCAGAATATGATGTTAAATCCAGAAAGTCCGAATCCCAAGATAAACTTAGAGCTATGATTGGAGAAATTATTAAAGAAGAGACTGAATATCAAAAATTCTTCAAAACTGTTTTAGATAAATTTGATGTTAAATCACCAAATTCACTAAGCGATGAAAAGAAAAAAGAGTTCTTTGATTATATTGAAAAAAATTGAAACAGTAAAGATGAAAAAGGCAAAGACGGACCTAAATAAGTCAATCAGGGAGAAATATAATGAATAATTCACAATTACTTATAGATACAATGATATTTAGTGTTCCTAGGGACGCCATAAATGAGGCAACTAACAGGCCTGATAATAGATTCATTGTGAAAGGTAAAGTACAATCAGCGGACAAGTTAAATCAAAATGGCAGGGTTTATCCTTATGATATACTTATGAAAGAAGCTAAGAAATATAAAGATTCTTATATAAAAGAGAGTAGAGCTATGGGCGAGTTAGACCATCCAGACTCTTCTGTAATAAATCTTGGTAATGTTTCTCATAACATTATTGATTTACATTGAGAGGGAAAGGATTTAATAGGTACGATTGAAGTATTAGGAACTCCTGCTGGTAATATTTTAAAAGAATTATTTAAAGCCGGGATTAACTTGGGAATATCTTCAAGAGGATTGGGTTCTATTAAAAGAGACCAAAACGAAAATGCTGATTATGTTCAGGAAGATTTTGAATTAATATGTTGAGACTTTGTATCTAATCCTTCTACTTTTGGCGCATTTATGAAACCTATTAAAGAGGGCGTAGAAAATACACAAGAAGGGTATCAATGCGGTAAGTGGTGTAAAGTTAGTTATATTATTACTGAATTATTACCCAACCTAAAATAGGAGACGTCATAGTGAAAAAATCAGAACTAAAGCAAATGATAAAAGAAGAACTTCTAAAGGAAGGTGCTAAGGAAAGAAGTGCTATAGACGCCGCCAAAGGTCTTTTGTATATAATAAGAGATTTTAAGAATGCTGTCAACGGCAAGAATGGCGGCGACGTTAAACATTCCCAGAGTAAATTTGTAACCGATATTCTTGATAAGATGGATAAACAAGCGGCCAAGATTGACAGTGCTATTATTGGAGACAATATAAAATTATATTTCAAAACTGATTTAGGTAAGAAGATAGACAGAATAAGCAGATAGTTGGAAAATTAATTGTGAAGAAATCAGAATTGAGAAAATTGATAAGTACGCTAGTGCATGAAATTACAGAAGAGCGTGATTATAAAGATGAATATAAAAAGTTTCAATCATCAGACAAAATGAAAAAATATAGAGCCGAGTTAAACAAATATAATCGCAAGAAAGGTACTTATGGAAACGGCGATAAAAAAGATGCTTCTCACAAGGGTGGCAAAATTGTTGGATTTGAAGAAGAGTCAAAAAACAGGGGCAGAAAAGAAAAGAGCAGATTAAAGAAGAAAAAATAGGAGATATCTGAAATGAAGAAAGCAGAATTAAAAGCAATAATTAGAGAAGAAATACAGAGTATCTTAAAAGAGAAAGAAGAAGCTCCAGAAACCTATGTATCAAAGACAGCAAAAGGATTTACTTTAATTCACAAAGGCATACCAGTAATGTCATCAGACAGAACAATGAATGATGTGGAAAAAATGGCAAAAAAAATGAAATTAACAATTAGTCCCAAACTATGAAATAATGGAAAATGAGAGAAATTATAATGAAAAGGTCAGAATTAAGAAATATAATTGAGGAAGAAATATTGCGTATTATTGAGGGGGGGCAATCTGCCGGGAAACTTGAAATAGCAAAAATAAATTATAATACAGCCGAAAAGTTTATGGAACAAGTAGGCTTATTAGACCAAATAGATAATTTTGCTGATAAGTTTTCTTATGCCCAAAAATTAGCAAATTTGGGAAAAACTAAAAGAAAAGATATGCCAGTAATTGATGACCCAGATGTTAAAAGATTTCAATCAAGATTGAAGCATGGAACTCTTGATATTAATGAACCATTTTCGCCAGATACAGACCCATCAGACCCATGGCCCAAAGGGTTGAATGGATTTGACGCCAAAGATTTTGTTCAAAGGGGACTTAAAGATGGCAGTAAAAAAGATGATGTAATTGGAATTACAATAAAAAAAATGCCAGTTGGGCAATTAAAACCAATACAGAAACAAATGTATTTTGACAAATCAATGTATGAAACGGCAAAAAGTGGTGTTAAAAATACATTAAATTGATTGGGCAATAAAACATTTTTTATAACAAGTGCTGATAATTTTATTATTGACGGGCATCATAGATGATTGAGTGGTATAGTATTAGACCCAAATTTAAAAGTAAATACGTTATCTATTGACATGCCTATTAAAGAATTACTTCCAATGGCAACAGCCTATGGTGACGCAATTGGTAACAAGAGAAATGCTTAGGAGATAAACTAAAATGAAAAAATCAGAATTAAGAGAAATGATAAGGGAAGAGATTCAAAAGATGAATGAAAAAAAGAAAACTATAAAGGGATATTCACTAGTAATGATGCCGGCAGTTGGTGACAAAATAGAAATGAAAACTTCACATGGCGGTATACAAGGAACAATTTATTGAGTCTCTCCATTAAAACACACGTTTAAGTTAGAGGATGATTATGGAAACAAAAATGAAAAAGAGTTTTCTACGAAAAGTTTCAAAAAAGCAAAAATTGTAAGAGAAGAGATTCGAAAAGTTGGTGAAGCCAAAAATCTTGTTCCGTATAATTTTGAATGTATGGAGTGTGGCAAAAAATTTAGCAAAAAAACTATACCCAAAAGTATGGAGATTAGGTGTCCAAGATGTAAGGGTTATGACGTAGAGCCCACAGAATTTTAGGAGAATATAAATTATGTCAGGAATGTTTAGATACGAGTATGAATTAAATGCCGCTCAACTTGATAAATTCATCAAATTATATAAGAAGGATTATCCCAAAGTCATTGTAAGTCCCAAACCAAAAGATGAAATGATTTATGCATTTGAAAAGGGTGCAAAAGAGTTAAGTTGAAAATATGACGAAGATGATATGGTGCTATATATTGATGAGCCAATAAGAAACTTTTTCTTTAAGAAATTTTTAACCAAAGAAAATATAAAATATGGAGATGATAATATGTCTATAAACGAAAAAGAAGTAAAGCAACTTGCTACAGAAATTATGAGCGAAGGTTGCGATAGGAAAAAGAAAGTAAAAGTAAAAAAAGAAGGTAAATGAAATGAACTACCAATAAAGGAGAGATACGCTTTATTATCAAAGGTAATATTTGATACAAAAGATTTAACTCATATTGGCGCAGAAGTTGCCACTCTTACCGAAAAAATCTCCAATCAAATAGTAGAACAAAGTGATGGTGATTGGTTCGACAAACATACTCTAAAAAGAAATGCTACAGAGATTACTAGAAAAGGTCAAGAATTTCATAAAAGTTCGGCAGAATTAAAAAGTGTTTTTGAAAGGATGCAAGCTTTATATGAAGAAATTGGAATGTTAATAGAAAGATATTTATAGGAGTTTACAATGGTTTTAAAAGAAAACGAAACTAAGCCAAAGGAAATAAAAAGACAACCAGCCAAAGTGGTGAAACCAAAAGTTGTAAAAACGGTAGAACAAATACAATCAAGTTTAAGAAATTTGGAAGAAATAAAAGATATTTTGGTTAAATTAGACAGAGGCGAAATTGGATTTTATACAAAGCAAAATACACAAATATTTTCATCACCATTTGGGAAGACAATATTCCCATTAGATATTGAGGGTAGGGCAATGGGATTTTTGAAAGAAGTATTAACTAAGAGACGTGATGAATTAACTAAATTTATTACAGAATAAAGGAGAATTAATATAATGAAAGAATATAATTTTATAAGTTTACTGGGTGAATCATTTAATGCCGGAGTAATATTAAAACAATTAGGTGGTAATAAATTTATTGCTATGACGGGAGCCAAACAATTTGCCCAAGATAAACAAAAAAGGATGATTGCTTTTAAGATTGGTGGTGGTGCAAAGAATAGTATTAATTATATTCGTATTACATTAACTCCAATGGATTTATATAATATTGAATTTATTAAAATTCGTGGAAGCAAAATAACCGTTGTTAAAGCAGTTAATGGCGTTTATAATGACCAATTACAAAAAATATTTACACAATATACTGGGTTTGACACTCATTTATAAGGAGTAATATAATGAAAAAATCAGAATTAAGACAATTAATAAGAGAAGAGATACGAAAATTAAATGAGGGCGCTGATTGAATAATTTTACAATCTTTGCCGGGAAACAAATGAGCAGTAGATTCCTTTCGTGGCAATATATTCCTATGAAACGATTTAAGTGGGGATGATTTTGCGGTAAACTCAAGAGAATGAAAAAAAATATATAAAAAATTAAATTCAAAAGACAAGAAGACCGTTGATTCCGTAGTGAAGGGTGTAGGAGAGGGTATTAAAGAACTTGCTGAGTCTAAAAAAACATTCAAAGACGGCACTGATACCTTGGCCGCTGATATAACAAGTAAGGGTAAAGAAACAATAATCAAATATTATTTAGACGAAGATGACGAGAAAATTTTTGAACCAGTTACCAAAAAAATGCTTAGACAAATTAAGAAAGATATTGGTGGCGGATTTACTTTTATGACAAATGTTGGACTTGAACTTCATTCCAAAGAAGTTAAAAATAATAAATGAGAAGATATAAAAATAATACGTGGTAGAAAGTAGGAGACCTGTAAATGAAACAATCTGAATTAAGAGAAATAATAAGAGAAGAAATTCAAAATATTAAGGAAGGAAAATATCCTAAGGCATCTTATAGATGAACAAAGGACGCAAAATATAATTTTAGAATATTTATGAATGGCGGCGAAAAGCACGATACTGATTATTACACTTTACCAGATGCAAAAAAGATGAAAAAGATTTTAGACAAAGATAAAGAAACATATTCAATTTGAGTTTGAAATGAAAAGGGCGAAGGCTCCGAAGCAAAAAACATATAAATGGGAAAATAGAATGAAACAATCTGAATTAAGAGAAATGATAGTTGAACAATTAAATAATTTATTTGAAGTAAAATATATTACAGTAAATATGTTAAAATCAAATGCTGGTAATGATTTGAGGATATGATTATCTTCAGATAAAACAGCAATATATCTTGATAATATTACAGATGCAAGAGTGCCAGTCCCTTATTGGAAATTGTTGAAAGATTTACAGAAAGAGTTTGGTAATTTGGAAGTCGTTAAAGGTGATGGCAAATGAATTAAGGCAGATGATATGGTAGTTTTATATCAATTAGATGATGAACCAATAGATGAAAAGGAATTAGAAAAATTTTTTAAAAAAAGGAAAAAATAATGAAACAATCAGAATTAAGAGAAATAATTAGAGAAGAAATTAAGTTAATTAAAGAATTTATGACTGTACCTCCCACTCAACTTTAAAAATTTCGCAAAACTGTTTTGGATAAACTTGGTGTTAAATTTGAAAAAGATTTAAGTAGTAAGCAGAGAAAAGAATTTCAAAAAGAAATAGATAAATGATTCAGTTCTGGCAAATGAAGGAAAACTATGAGTAAGGCAGAATTGGCAAAAGCCTGAGATATAAAATTTAGATAAATATATAAGGAAATAATATAATGAAGAAATCAGAACTAAAAGGAATGATAATAGAAGTTTTCTCTGAATCCAGCGGAGCAATGGACCTTAAAGATATTAGAAAAAAAGCAAAACAACTGGGGTTAACAATTAAAACAAGTTCAGTAAGCTGGGGTTATGCGGCTACCTTATTTGATACAAAAAGTAATTTATCAACCAAAGGAAATGTTTGGAAAAAAAGCCCAGAGGTTGACGATTTCCTAAAGCGAGTTAAAGAGTTAAAGAAATTTGTTGGAAAAAATCCTGTAGAGCTTAAGGGCGAAAAAGTGTCTGGGTTACAAGAGGGAACTATTAATGAAGTAAGTAAAATGGAAATTGGGGAATTTTACAAACAAGTGTTTCAGTCAGGAGATGAATTATATTTTTACCCTGTATCAAAATTTAAGAATGGTAACTTCAAAGGATATAAGTTTGATGTAACTCCGGGGAATAGACTTAAAGGGAAACCTAAACAAATCAGTGTAACTAAGGGTTCTATTAATTTATGAAGAAAAGTTGACAAACTTGACCCCAAAATAAAACAAAAATTTTCGCCAGTTATGATTGAAGAGTTAAGTGAAGTGTCAATAAATAAAGGTGTATGGTTAAGCCCATCTACGTTTGCAAACAAAAAACTTCTTGAAGCTGGAGAATTTCATCTTAAGGGAATCGTTGCTGAATTAAAGCCAGATAGCAAAACACTTTGGTTGATGCCAAACAAGGGTGCAAAAGATTGAAAAAAAGAAATAGAATTATTAAAGAAATACTTTGGAAATATCAAAGTTAATCATAGAGAAATGGATTCAGTTGAAATTAAATTACCACAAAAGACTGACAAGGTGGAATTAGAGTTAGTTTTAACTGGGAAAATGTAGATACTAAGGAGATAATAATATGGAAGCAATCTTGAAAGTAGTGGCAACTACTGAATTTTGAAAATTTGTTGGTGCGATTGTTGCGTTAATAACTGCTATAACTGTTCTTTATATAAAAAATCGTTCATTAATTGAGGATAAGCTAAAGAATGTAATTAAAAGAGATGTTGAAAGCAAACTTACGGACATTTCAACTAGAGTAGGAAATGTTGAGGGAGAGCTTGAAACGCTTAACAAAGCAATTGCAGAAAATACGAAAATAACGGCTGACGTCAAATCAAAGAAAGAAGCTTATGAATTATTAGAACAAGCCGTGAATGGTTCATTAGAATATATATTAGATGTTAAGTTAAGGGAATTTATTATTGTTAAGACAAAATCAATAATACAATTTGCTTTAGATTTATTTGATGTGGATTTAAGCCAAGCAACAGATTTACAAATAATAACAAAGATTGATTCTGAAAAGAATTTAATTGCCAAAAGAGGTGAAGAAATATTGGGTGCCGAATTTATGGAAATGTTTTACGGCTCAGTTCATGGAGCGGCAACTGATTGATATAAAAGAGACATTCTTAATATACTTCATTGTAATATTAATTATAAGACAGAATCAATAAGGGCGAAAACAGAAGTTTTTTTGAGAGATACTGTCAGGTCATTAATGGCCGAATATGATAAGTATAAAAAAGAAAAAGGATTGTAAAAGGAGTTTACATGAAACCAAATTATCAACAAGACGGGCGAACAGTAGAAGTTCAAAATGGAAATGTATCAAGTGCATTGGCGAAGTTAAAAAGACAATTAAAAGCTAACAATTTATTTATTGAATTAAAGAAAAATTCTGAATACAAAAAACCTTCATTATTAAGGAAAGAAAAAAAGAATATTGGCAAAAGGCGTGAAAAATTCAAAGACAAAAATAACTAATTTAACTAGAAAGCTTATTAAAAAATACCCAAAAAAAATACGAAAAAAAGTGTCTTTTTGGGTATTTTTTTTTGAAAAAAAATGATAAAAAGATATTTATATACAAGAATAATTCTTTTGAATTATAGGAAAATATACTAAACCCTATTGTAGTATAACAATTTATATAACAACCAAAAATTAAGATTACTAATAATCTTATGAAATTTTTCAATCCAATAATATGAAAAAATTTTAGGAGAAAAGCAATGGGTAAAAAGAAAAAAGAAGGTTCATTAGAACTTATTGATGAATGCATAACAGACGCTAAAGCAGTTATGGCTATTTCTCTTTTCAATGCTCAAGAAAAGCTTAAAGAAAGATTTACACCTCAATTAAAATCATTAATCGCTAAAAGATTACAACAAGAAGAAGAAGAAATTGATGATGATGAAGAAGAAATTGATGATGTAGAAAATGATGAAGCTTTTGATGATATTGAAGACGAAGAAGAAGTTGAAATTGAAGACGACGCTCTAGATGCACCAGTTGATGATGTTGAAGATGATGAAGAAGTTGGGGAAGATGAAGGCGAAGAAGATGTTGATATTGACCTCGATATTGAAGACGATGAAGACGAAGCAATTGATGACTTGGAAGATTCCGAAATGGACATTGATGTAGATGGTGTTGATGACGCTGATGATAGTGAAATTAATATTGATTTAGGCGATGAAGAAGAAGAATTTGAAGATGATGACGAAGATGAAGAAATTGATTTAGAGTCAATTATGAAAGAAATGGACGGCTATGACGATGAAGAAGAAGAAATTGATATTGAAGACGATGAAATCGAAGATGAAGAAGACATTGATATTGATTTAGAAGACGACGAAGAAGACATTGATATTGAAGAAGGCGAAGAAGAAATTGATATTGAAGATGACGATGAAGACATTGATATTGATTTAGACGACGAAGAAGAAGTTGAAGAGAATCTCGAACAAGGTGATTTAAAACTTGAAAACGAGAAACTTACAGCGGAATTGAGAAAATATAAAGATGCCACCTCTATCTTTAGAGAAAAAATTGCAGAACAAAAATTTGTGCAGGCTAAATTACTTTATGTCAATAATATGCTAAAACGTAAACATCTTTCTGAAGTTCAAAAGTACAAAATAGTCGAAGCTTTCGATAGAGCAAAAAGTATTAATGATATTAAATTAATCTATAAAACTCTACATGAAGCTTATAAAGAGAAACAAAAGAAACTGAAAGAAACAAAGAAAAGAAATCTTAAAGAAGGAGTTGGCTCAAAAGCAATTCTTGTTAATAAGAGAAAACGAACAATCGTAGAAAATAAAGTATCTAATCCAATGATGGATAGATACCAAGTTTTAGCAAACATAAAGAAAAGAAAATAGGAGAAAGACAATGGGAAAAAATTTATCTAATGTAAAGAGACTTGTTGAAAGTAACGACCCACATAAATCCAAAATGAAACAAGCACAACTTTTGGCAACAAAATGGGAAGAAACAGGTCTTTTAGAAGGATTAGAAGGATATGAACGTAGTAATATGGCTATTCTTCTTGAAAACCAAGCTAGAGAACTTATCAAAGAATCTACAACAACTGGCAATACAGCAGGTTCTGAAGAATGGTCTGGCGTGGCTCTTCCTTTAGTAAGAAGAATTTTTGGTGAATTACCTTCAAAAGAATTTGTAAGTGTACAGCCAATGAATCTTCCTTCAGGACTAGTGTTCTATATTAATTTCAAATATGGAACAACAAAAAACCCTTATACAGATGGAGACAATATTCATGGTGTTACTTCTGGGTCTGTTAATGCACCTTACGGTGGATTTTATGGCGCAGGTAGATTCACTTATTCATCTAATAATTTCACATCAGCCGCACAAACTGTAGATACTGGTTCAGCAATTAGCTGGGCTGACGTTAGTTATGACGCTGATTTATCGGCTTCTATATCCGCAACTACTTCAGAAACTGGTATCTTTAAAGTAGCAGTTCCTCTTTCTGCATTAACAAGCTATGATAAAGAAGGAATTAGAGGCTTTGCAATTTCCGGTAGTGGCACAGGAGCAATTTTCGACGAATATTATCCACAATTTACAAAAATTGTAGGAACTGACATTCAATTTATCGTATCTGCTTCAACTGTCTTAACACAAGGTAGTTCAAGTTTATATGCATTCTATCAAAAACAACCTACAGCGGCAGACAGAGGTGACTTTGAAGAAAACACAACAAATACTCCAATCTCAATTCCTGAAATTGACATTGAATTCAAGTCAGAGCCAATCGTGGCAAAGACTAAAAAATTAAAAGCCGTATGAACACCTGAAATTAGTCAAGACCTTCAAGCGTATCATGCTATTGATGCAGAAGCAGAATTAACAACTATGTTGTCTGAACATGTAACAATGGAAATTGACCTTGAAATACTTGATATGTTGATGGTTGACGCTGATTCAACTGAATACTGGTCAGCAAACCCGGGAGTTGAATATAATTCTAATACAGCTACATTTGAAACTAACTCACAATATTATATTTCTGACAAATCAACTTGGTACCAAACTCTTGGTATTAAACTTCAAAAATTATCTAATCAAATTCACTCCAAAACAATGAGAGGTGGAGCTAACTTTATAGTTGTTTCTCCTGATGTTGCTACAATCATTGAAAGTATGCCGGGATATAACGCTGATACAGACGGTAATCAAATGCAGTTTGCTATGGGTGTTAAGAAAATAGGTGCTTTGAACAACAGATTAACTGTTTACAAAAATCCTTATATGAAAGAAAATGTAATACTTATCGGTTATCGTGGTAGTACATTCTTAGAAACAGGAGCTGTGTTCGCACCATATGTTCCTCTAATAATGTCTCCACTAATTTATGACCCTGATACATTCGTTCCTCGTAAAGCTGTTATGACCAGATACGCTAAAAAAATGGTCAGACCGGAATTTTACGGGAAATTAATTGTTCATGGATTAAATACCGTATAGGCTTAACTTATTATACAAAGGGCAGTTGAGAGACTGCTCTTTTTTTTATACAAATTAATATAAATTTACCATAAAATTCACTTTTTTTACCATAAAACTAATTAAGCTAATATATATAGTAAAGAGATAAGGAGATTATAATGATAATTTATAAGATAACAAATTTACTGAATGGGAAAATGTATATTGGTAAGGATAAAAATAATGATAAAAATTATTATGGCTCAGGTAAAGCATTATTAAGGGCAATAAAAAAATATGGGAAAGAAAACTTTAAAAAAGAAATTATTGATGAATGCAATTCGTATGGCGAAATGAATGAAAGGGAAATTTATTGGATAGATTACTATAATGCCGTTGAATCAAGAAAATATTATAATATGAAAGATGGAGGGGATGGTGGTGATTGCCCACAATGTCATACAAAAGAATTTGTTGGGAAAATGAGAGACTTATCATTGGGAGAAAATAATTCAATGTATGGCAAGAACCATAAAGAAAAATCAAAACAATTAATGAAAATGAGAGCTGTTGGCCGTTATACTCTAGAATGGTTTATAGAGCGGTACGGAGAAGAGGGACACCAAATGTGGAAAGAGCGGAACAAACAACTTTCAGAGAATCGCATGGGTAGTAATAATCCTTTTTATGGCAAAAAATTTGATTATGAAAAGCATCCCATGTATAGGGAGATAGATAGGGAAAAACTATTTGAATTTGTAAAGGACGGATTAACATTAAAAGAAATGGGCAAGAAATTTAATTGTTCGGGGTATTGTATAAGTGAAAAAATAAAGCATTATTGGGGATGTTCAATTAGAGACCTAAGAGAGATGTAAATATTAAAAATTCATTTCAGATAAAACTATCTGAAAAATATACATTTTCTATATTTATATAAGACAGATTGTGTATAAGGAGAAAAATATGAAAATATATAAATTTTCAAACTTAATAAAAGAATTCATGAATAATAGTAAGTTTTATATTGCAATTTATTCAAAAGCAAAAACTAAGAAAAAGCTTATAGAAATAGTCAAACTGAGTCCAGAAAATCCTCCAGTAGATATGAGCCAAGGAATGCCCGGAGGACCCGTCGGAACGCCAGAAGAAATAAGAAAGCATTTCAAAATGACGAATCTAATAGTATATGGGCCAAATAGTAGTTATACGGCAAATTTAATATATAAAAAAGGTCAATGAACTGTAAAGTAATAAATAGGAGATAGGGTATGGGCACACCACAAGCAAAAATTTGAGAAGGAAGTCCGGGAACAATAATTGGTGCAACTCCATTTGGGTTATTCGATACACAAAGTTCATTTCAAAGTGATGGTCCTAAGTTTGCCAATTATGCGGCGGGCAAATTAGGATATCCCACAATAGAAGTTGAATTGACTTCTGAGTCTCTTTATAGTTCATTTGAAGAGGCGACAATGGAATATTCAAGACAAGTAAATGAATTTAATATTAGGGAGAATTTAATTAATTTACAAGGTGCTCCGGCATCTTCTAATTTTACTCATAATAATGTTGCTATGAATACAACAAATCTATCTCAAATTATTAGAATAGCAAGGCCTTATGGTACAGAAGCTGGTAGCGGCGGAAACATTCCGATTTATGAGGGGTATATTACAACTACAGGTAGTGTTCAAGATTATGATATAGACGCATTATGAACAAGTGTTTCGGAAAGTGGGAATACTATAGAAATTAAGAGAATATATCATTATAGAACTCCCGCAATGACAAGGTATTTTGACCCCTATGCCGGTTCTGGGTTGGGGACGCAAGGCTTATTGGATGGATTCGGGTTCGGAAGAATGTCGCCGGCAATCAGTTTCACGTTAATGCCAATTTATTCTGATTTATTAAAAATACAACAAATAGAGATGAGCGATGATGTCAGAAAATCAGCATATAGTTTTCAAATTAGACCATTAAATAAATTAAGATTATTCCCAATACCAACATCAGAATTTAAGGTATGATTTGATTATATTATTAAAGAAGATAGGGACGACCCATATGGCAGAGGATATACGGGCTCACTAGCAAGCGGGACTGGTTCGGTTGCGGACTTTTCAAATGCAGGATTTGATTGAATGGATTACAATAATATTAATGCAGTTGGCAAGCAATGGATATTTTCTTATGGGTTTGCCTGTGCCAGAGAAAGACTTGGTTATGTTAGAAGTAAATATAGCGGAATACCAATTCCAGATGGCGAAGTTAATCTTGACGGCGACACATTGCGTTCAGAAGCGGAATCTGATAAAGGAATATTAATAGAGCAGTTGAGGGAAAGTTTGGAAGAGTCCGGTAAGAGAAGACAAATGGAAAAAAGTCAAGAAGAGTCTGAGTTTTTAATGGAAACTTTAAAGAAAATACCCACTAAGATTTATATAGGGTAAGAGAATAAAATAGTGAAAAAATCAGAAATTAGGAGAATGATAAGAGAGGAAATAAAAAAAACACTTAATGAGGAAAGTGATTCTTTCGAAATGAACCCCAAAGTAATAGGCAATATGTATAAGTCTTTTAATAAGAAATATTTCAATAATGAATTAAAGACTTATCCTATTTTTGTGAAGAAACTAAAAGCTGTTTCTGGCAAGGTTGTTTCGATAGGTATTAGGTCGGACCCAAGTACTTGAGTCATAAAGGAAATTGTATTTTCTAATGTTATAAATTTTACAAAAGATGAAATGATGGGTGTTATACTTCATGAAATGATTCATGTGAAGTTAATAGAAAACAACATAGACGACGTAAAAGTTCAGCATGGCGTAGCCTTTAGAGACGAACTAAAAAGATTGCAAAAGAAAACGCCGTTTAATATTCCGCTTACGCAAGACATTACGAATAGAAATGTAAATACCGATATAGTTAAAAAGAAAAAGCAAGTTGTAGTTTTTACAAGAGCAAAGGGAGTATATAACGGTGTAAAGGTCTTTAATATTAAATTACAAGATATCGTAAAAAATGGGCTAAAACATTTTCCAGAACGCTGACTAGAAGTAACTAAGCCGTTAATTGTAGTTTCAGATAATGTAGAGTTGCAAAAATATCCAAGTAAAAGAAAATTTAGTGTTAAAACTTTTGGCGGAGGTTATCAAATTGACCATAAATTAGCGAAAAGTATCGTTGATAACGGCGAAGTAATATGAGATTATAAAAAGGAATAAAACAAATGCCATTATTTAATAGGTTAAGAGACATATCTTTATTTGACCATTTTAATAGAGAGTTGATAAAAGATATTATAGATACTTCGGTAACTGTATATAAAATAAATGCTTACGAAACAAAAGAAGATTTATACGGCGAAACGTTAAGACGAGTTTATTTTCCAGATGTATCTGTTGCGGGGTTAATTGAGCATGACCCTCCCGATTACGAAAATGATGATTTTGGGATTGATGTTATTCAGAGTATTACTATTAAATTTCACAAGAATAGTTTAGAAGATTATGATTTATATCCAGAAGCTGGTGATATAATTGTTTGAAATGAACATTCTTTTGAAATTACTGCGGCAGTTGAAGACCAATTTGTAGGCGGGCAAACCGATAGAAAACATTCAATATTATGTCAATGTGCCAGAGTTAGGGAATCACTTGCAAGAGTTGAAGAGATTCAAGAGGCAGTTGCACAAGCGGCAGATAGCCTATATACATAATAAAATTAGGATATAAATAATTATGGAAAAGAACAGAGCAAACGATGTAAGTAAAAGGGATGAGGATAATTTCCAAGATTTCAAAGTAGACTTATATGATATGGATGGTTCTATAAAATATTATTTCGATAATGTTATATTACCAAAAGTTGAAACAGGATACGGATTAATTGATGTCCCAATTATTTATGCAGGGCCAGATAGATGGGCCTCTATTAAAAAATATGGTTTATTTAGAGGAAAACAGGGCAAAATACAATCTCCAATGATAACCTATAAGAGGACTGGTATATCTAAAAATACTGACATGCCTGTCAATAAAATTAGTGCTGAAAATCCGCAATTATTTTATACATATCGACAAAAGTATAATAAGAAAAATAGATATTCGCAATTTTCTAAATTAACTGGTATAACGGAACCTTCAAAAGAATATCATAAAGTAGTTATCCCGGATTATGTGGTTTTGTCATATGATATTATTATATGAACAGACCATTTATCTCAAATGAATAAAATAATTGAAACTATGAATTATTATGCTGGGAGTTATTGGGGAACAAAAAAATGAAGATTTAAGTCCAAGATAGATGACTATTCAGATTCATCAGAAGTTAGCAGTGATTCTGCTAAAATTATAAAGTGAAATTGTTCATTAACATTAAATGGATATATTGTTCCAGACATTTATGCTGAACATTTACCAAATACAACTGTTTTTTCGCCTGATACTATAGTTGTAGATTTTGACACATCGGGTACGTAAGAAGATTTATATAATAAAAAAACTATAATTTTTTATTTAATGTATTGGAGGTTTGGAAGGTACATTATAGCAATACAACTATATCTACCCTTCCATATATAGCCAATCCAATGCCGGAGAAAAAATATGCCTAATGAATTTAAGATAAAACATGGACTGATAGTTGAAGACGGAATAGTTAGTGCATCAGGCCAATTATATGTTCCAAATATGGAAGACACTGGTACAACAAATGAAGTATTAGTGTTAGAGGCTGATGGACAAATTAAAACTAAAACTGCGGCATCAAGTTCTGGTTCGTCAGGTACTTCCGGCAGTAACGGAAGTTCTGGTAGCAGTGGAACATCAGGAAGCTCAGGAAATTCAGGCAGTTCTGGGACAAGTGGTAGTTCTGGAACAAGTGGAAGCTCTGGTTCATCTGGAACAAGCGGCAGTTCGGGAACGAGTGGAAGTTCAGGAACAAGCGGTTCATCGGGAACATCGGGAAGTTCAGGTACTAGTGGTTCTTCAGGTAGCTCAGGAACATCGGGAAGTAGTGGTTCAAGTGGCACAAGTGGTAGTTCAGGAACATCGGGCTCTAGCGGAAGTAGTGGTACATCAGGTAGTTCAGGTTCATCTGGTAGTTCAGGAACAAGTGGTTCTTCTGGAAGTAGTGGAAGTAGTGGTTCGTCAGGAACGTCTGGTAGTAGTGGTTCATCTGGAACCTCAGGAAGTAGTGGCTCATCAGGTACTTCGGGTAGTTCTGGCACAAGTGGCGCAACTGGTGGCGTGGGAAGCTCAGGTAGTAGTGGAAGTTCAGGAACATCTGGCAGTAGTGGTTCATCAGGGACTTCTGGAGCAACGGGTGGTACTGGAAGTAGTGGTAGCTCAGGAACAAGTGGTTCTTCTGGAAGTAGTGGAAGCAGTGGAACGAGTGGTAGTTCAGGGAGTTCAGGTTCAAGCGGAACATCGGGAAGTTCAGGTAGTTCAGGAACAAGTGGTTCCAGTGGCAGTTCGGGCAGTTCAGGTTCTTCTGGTTCAAGCGGGAGCAGTGGTACTTCTGGCAGTTCTGGTTCTTCGGGCTCAAGCGGTTCTTCGGGAACATCAGGTTCTTCAGGTAGTTCAGGAACGAGCGGAGCAACAGGGGGAGTAGGTACTTCGGGAAGCAGTGGCTCATCTGGTACTTCAGGAGCAACTGGTGGAACTGGTAGTAGTGGTAGCTCAGGTACATCTGGCTCTTCTGGCTCATCTGGGACAAGTGGAAGTAGTGGAAGCTCTGGGACGTCTGGAAGTTCTGGTACAAGTGGTAGTTCTGGAAGCTCAGGTTCTAGTGGTACATCTGGAAGTTCGGGAACATCAGGAGCAACTGGGGGAACGGGAAGTAGTGGTTCAAGCGGAAGTTCAGGAAGTAGTGGTTCATCAGGTTCAAGCGGAAGTTCAGGAAGTAGTGGTTCGTCAGGAACATCGGGAGCAACTGGAGCCGTGGGTTCAAGTGGTAGTTCTGGAAGCAGTGGAACGAGTGGTTCTTCAGGTACTTCGGGAGCGACGGGTGCGGTAGGAAGCAGTGGTAGTTCAGGTTCAAGTGGTAGTTCTGGAAGCTCAGGAACATCTGGCTTAAGTGGCTCATCGGGAAGCTCTGGAACATCAGGAAGTAGTGGTACTTCTGGTAGTAGTGGTTCTAGTGGTAGCTCAGGTTCTTCGGGTAGTTCGGGGTCTTCAGGAGCAACAGGTGGTACTGGAAGTAGTGGTAGTTCTGGTTCTTCGGGAGCGACTGGTGGTACTGGTTCAAGTGGCAGTTCAGGGACATCGGGGAGTAGTGGTTCTTCAGGAGCAACGGGGGGAACAGGTTCAAGTGGTTCTTCAGGTTCAAGTGGTTCTTCGGGAGCAACGGGGGGAACGGGTAGTTCTGGCTCTAGTGGTAGTTCAGGGACAAGCGGGGCGACTGGAAGCAGTGGAAGCTCAGGAAGCTCAGGAACATCGGGGCTTGGCACTTCTGGTTCAAGTGGAACAAGTGGGTTAGCTATTGGCGACGGGCAATGCGGGAATTATGCATTAAGTTCTGGCGTAACTATAGCAACAATTCCTTTAGTAAATTCGGCAAGTGACGCAACATATAAAATATTAGGAGCTATAATAAATGAAACGGATGCAACTTCATCTGTTTATGATTTTGTTGTAACCAATAGAACAATTTCAAACTTTGATGTAGAATTTAGTGGCGAAACAGACACTGCAAATTATATACTATCTTGGCTCGCAACGTCTGACGGGTTAAGCGGTACGTCTGGAACATCGGGCATAGGAACGTCGGGTAGTTCTGGAACATCTGGGACAAGTGCCCCGGGCCTTACATCTGGTACTTCTGGCACAAGTGGAAGTAGTGGTTCAAGCGGTTCATCAGGTACAAGTGGAACTGGAACCTCGGGAACGAGTGGTGTAACAGGTTCATCTGGTTCATCAGGAAGTTCTGGAACATCTGGTGCTGGTGGTAGTGGAAATTTTGATTACTTCAGAGCATCCTTAGATTCTACTGGACAGGTTACAACGGCAACATACGCCGATGTGATTGGATGGGATGAGGACCATGCAGATACTCCGTTTACTTTTGTCGAAGCAACTGGAGAATTGGAATTCAATGAAACTGCTTTGTATATGGTAACTGTTGGGATTGAGGGAACAAATGACGGAACAGTTAGAATTCAGCTTGATGTTAGAATTACAATTGATACAGGTGGTGGACACGCAGCTGATGCTGAATTAGAATGGCATAATTATGTAATGAGAGATGCAACCTATAAACAGGGTGGGTTAACGCAAACTTTCCTTCGTGAATTTAGCGATGGTGATAAAATTATAGTTCAAGTACAAGATGTCGGTACTAGTGCAACTATTGCTCAAGATGAAGCTAGAATTTATGCTGTTAAATTAGCGTATTAAATATACAATATTAAGATATTTATATAAAAAATAAAATTTCTTGGCTCATTAAAATGAGCGTCCAAAATGGAGAAGAAAAATGGCAAAGTTTAGAAAACAAAATTTACTAATAGATAATGACCAATTTATATACTTCGGAAATGAAGATAGTGCAAGTATGCATGGTGCAACTAATATTACAGAAAATTTAGTAATATTAAAAGGGGTGTTAAACATTACAAACGCTGTTGACGAAAATCCAATAGTTATGCAACCAATAGATTCATCTTCGGGAGATGGTGAATTTAGTATGGGGGATAATAGAAGTTATGGGTTTAGTGTAATTGCAAAAAACCATGTAATGGAATTAGCATTAAACAATACGACTAGTGGAAGTTTTTCAATAGGCGAACAAGGTGTGGTCGTTACTAGTCAAAATATAATAATTAATGATAACAAAAGATTACTAGGAACATCATCTTGAGCAGAATCTTCTTCATATGCAACCAATGCTGGGGGTTCAGATTATCAAGATATATTTAATGGCATTCTGAATAGCCCGTCATTTGGGTTTTACCCAATGGTAGCCGTTAATGGTAATGTTGGTTCTCAAGAATTAATAGAAGCTCCTATTTCTTTTATATCTGAATCTAGTGCCGGAGTACGAGTAGTTCGTATTGAGGCTGACGGACTGTATATTTCTGCACGAACTGGCGGTGATGGGACAATGTTATTTATACCGCCAAGTGGTTCAAATAATGAAGGAACATTTGCAATTCAAAATAGTAACCTTGCTGGGGATGGATATATACTTCGTGCTGGGCTTACCGAAGGCGAAGAATATTTTAGTTTCAATGGTGGCGGAGATATAAATAATCAATTTTTAATAGATGCAAATGGTGATGTAGGCGTTAGTGGTTCATTATCAGTTAGTTCTTCGGCAGTTTCAACTTCATTCTTTATGGGTGGAAATGTTGGCATAAATGATAATAACCCGTTAGGAAGATTTTCCGTTAATTATGGGTCTGGACCAAGTTTAACTGGGTTAATAGATGCGGTTGGAGAAGGATATGGCGATATATTAGAGGTTGATGAGTGGACTGGAACAATAGTATCTGGTTCATTAGTATTTTTATTATCAGACGGTACTTGAAAAAATACTGATACTTCACATGAAGATTCTGGCTCAGATAGTTTGATGGGTGTTGCAGTAATAGACAATAAAGTTTTATTAAAAGGATTTATATATACAACAGCAATAGGTGGAACGGCAAATATTGGTGATAAAATATTTGCATCTGGTTCTGGAGCTTATAGTGCTTCAGCAGATGAGGTTTCTGCTCATTGAAATAGAGTACTAGGTTATAGAGTTGGTGGAACTGAAAATCAAATATATTTTAATCCTTCAAATGATTGAAGTGTTAATAGTTAATAAGGATATATAGAATTATGTCTATAGATAAAATAAATGGATTAACAATAAGTAGTTTAAGTAAATTTAATGGATTGTTATTGAGCAATTTGGCGAAAATTAATGGATTAGACATAGTAACTACTGTTTTTGAATTAATAGCTGTTGGTAGTGAAGTTGGACATGGTGGAACTGGTATAAATGAACAATTTTGGGGTTGGGGATATAATGAAGTCGGCGATATTGGAGATAATACAAGTGTTAGTAAACGAACTCCAGTTGCAGTTTGCGGTGGACATACATTTTGTACAATTGGTGCGATAAAAGATGCGGCATTTGGAATAGATATAAATGGGCAAACTTGAAGTTGAGGTTCGAATTCATATTCAAAACTAGGACAGGGTGCAGTAACTCCCACAAGCACTCCAAAAACGATATATGGTACTCACACTGCAATTGGTTTGGGAAGCTATCGTTTTGGTTTTGGACTTGTAGATAATAGTGGACAAGCCTGATATTGGGGTGATAACCCGGCCGGTCAAATAGGTGATAATACAACAACGGCCAGAAACACTCCAGTTGCCGTCTGTGGAGGTCATACTTTTTGTAAAATAGGTATAGGAAGATGGGTTGCATCATTTGGAATAGATATAAATGGCCAAGGGTGAGGTTGAGGTCAAGGTGTTATTGGTCAATTAGGAGATAATACAACTATAGACAGATGTACACCGGTTGCAATTTGTGGGGGGCATACTTTTTGTGATATTGCGGGTGGACTTTTTGGTTGTCATGCTATAGATATACATGGACAGCTTTGGGGTTGGGGTTATAATAATTGTGGAACAATAGGGAACAATACAATTATTAGTAAACGAACCCCAGTTGCAACTTGTGGAGGACATAGTTTTAAGCGGGTTGCAACTGATGAAAATTGAATTTTAGCAATAAAAGAAAATGGCGAAATGTGAGCATGAGGTCGCAATAATAATGGTCAACTGGGAGATAATACGACAACAAGCAGACTAACTCCAGTATTAGTATGCCAAACATATATACCATAAAATAGGAGACCAAAATGTCAGAAATATACTCATTAACGGGTTCGTTATTAGATGCAAGTTTAGCTAGGGGTGATGCAAATTGAGGAAATACATGAAGCGGCTCGGACGCCGAAAAATCTTCCTCAGGGGCTTCAGAATTTCGAGTTAGTGCTGTTTCGGGATATGTAATTGATAGAGGTTATTTTTGTTTTGATTTATCACCATTAACTAGTAGTATTATTACAACAGTTACGGCATCTGTAGAACTATATTGAACTGAGGCCGGCTTTAGCGGTGATGATGGGTGAATATATTATTTATTCAATAATACTGATTTGATTGGAGATTTTGATTTAGAGTCATATTCGCAAAGGGGAGTTTATGGGTTTGGAGATTATAATATATTTAAGCAAGCCGCAGGCTATAAAACATTTGAAGCTTCTACGGCTGGTTCAAATGATAATATTAAAGATTATATAAATGCTAATAGTGGTTCTTACGCATTTATGTTAATAAGTGACCCTGATAAAACGAATACGGCCCCCGCAGGTGAAAATGTCGCACGCTGGTATGCCACAGCTCATGCAACTTATAAGCCAAGACTTCAAATAGAGTATACAACTGGAAGTGCTTCAACAGCAAGTTATTTAAGTTTTCAGTTAGGTGGATATAGTCGGTTGGCAAATATAGAAATGAATTAAAAAATTAAAAAAATATATATATATTTATATGAAATAAAATAAAAGGAGAAAGTAAAAATGGGAAATGAACTTGAATTAGCAACACAAGTAAAATTAGAAGAACTAATTACAGCAGGAATAATCTTAAATGGTAATATTACAGGAATTGACGAGTTACACAAAACTGGTAAAGCAGTAGTGTACAAAGTTAATGGTGATATTGTAGAAGAAAAAATGTTTTATCTTTATGATGTAGCTGGTACTATTACATATAAAGAATTATCATTATTATCATAAAAATAAGGAAGTAAGTAATGAATGAAATAGTTACACCAAGAAGTAGATTTCAACAGACTGTAGTAAAACCTAATGGTGATAAAGTTATTAGGTGTTTTGGGTTATCAAATCCTCTATACTTTAGAGATAAAAATGATAACGGAATACTAAAATCTGTTGATGTCGCCAACGAAAAAACACTTACCAAAAGTAATATAGGCAAATACAAACTTCGTGAAAATGGAATATGTTCTGTTGGTATTAGAGATTTTTCAAATATAGAAAATGCAACTGGGAAGTATGCAGACAAACAATATAAATTTCTTGGACTACGACCTGAAATGACTGATGGCGAAGAACAACTTGAATTTTCAATAGAAGATATTATTTTTGATGGTGTTTCTCAGGATATTGTTTTAGACAAGTATGGTTCAAAGAAAAGAGAAATAGATGTTGGGAATATAATCATTAAACCTCGTAATGGTGGGATTAGACAATTAGTTCGTGCTGATAATTGTTCTAAAGATTTTGCTATTAAATATAAATTACATCTTGAGGGGTTAAGGGTTCGCAATGCAAAGGTTAATCATGTTAAGAAAACTATCAGGGAATCTTATGATTTAGAATTTAATAATGTAGGTTCCGGCAATGGTATTGATATTGTTAATAAAATGATGCAAGACCATAATAAACCTATATTCTCTATAGGATTTGTTGAAGATGAATATTTAATCATGAGTGCAAACTATGATGTTGATTTTGAGTTCAATCCAAAAGATATTGAGCATTATTCAAAGTCTAAAGAAACAACTCCCGGCTCTTCAATGTTTGTTAAAGATGGCATCTTAATAAGAATCTCAGGAATGGAAGATAATAAAGAAGATACAGAATTATTGCTACATAAAATAGTTACAGACACTCTTGCTTTTTTTAATATTAATGTAACCTATAAGGATAATTACTATTATGTTAATGAGAAAAAGATTGGTGGATTTGCAAGAACTCACAGCACAAGAGAAGATTTTTTTGCTTATATTAATACTTCTGATATTACTTATATAGCCCCAATATTTAAGCGAAAAACATTTGAAGATGTTGGCTATATTAATGTTTCTTCTAATCTTTTAATTACTGAGATAGAATATAAGTTTCATAATATAAATTATTTAACTGGTATGTCTATTACTGGCGAGTATTATGAACCAGACCGAGCAAAAAATTTTATAATTGAGGATTTAGATGGTAACTTCAAATTCAGAATAGCTTACCCAAAACTTATTGATAGTGTAGGAAACTTCCTACACTGTAGGAATATTCACACACTAAAAGATAATGAAGATGGCACGTTGGAATACGTCAAATATCCTTCAACTATGGGACAGCTTAATATTGATAAAACAAATTTCATTGATGCTGATACTTATTATGGTAGTGACTCGGATGGGCATATCTACCGGTTTGCCGATTGGCAAATTGCTCATGATTCAACAACCGGAGATAATGTTCAGGATACCAGTGGCCCAAGGTGTCAATCAACGACAAACAGCAAGAAAGGTGATGCTATATATAGGGGGTTTCTATTTTTTGATACAAGTGGAATATCTGGCTCTGTTTCTTCTGCCAAATTATATCTAAAAGAAATATCCCATGTAGACACTCCAACTGTTATAGTCCCAAAGGGAACACAAGCAGACCCTCTTACTACTTCTGATTTTGGTTCATTTTCTGGAAGTAGCTATGGGAGCATAACACCATCAGCCGCAGATACGTGGTATAATACATTATTTAATGCTACTGGTATTGGAGATGTAAATACTTCTGGAACAACTAAATTGTGTTTAAGAGAAGAAGTAGATTATGATGATGCGGCGCCTTCAGTCGATACATCCGTTCTTGTTACGTTTTACGGAAACGAATCAACAGGCAACGAACCTTACCTTGAAATTACTGAGGGTGGCGGGACAACTGTCGCAATAGTTTCAATAAAGGGAAACACAAAAATAAATGGAGTTTTTAATATAGGAAGTTAAAAATAATAAATTAAAACAAAGGAGAAAAAATTATGTGAAAGAAAAATTTAGAGATTATTTATGTAAGTGCAGTTAGTTCAGAGAAATTACAAGAGTTAGTACAATTAAAATTAGATGAAGATTATAAACCCTATAGTGGTTTATATATAAAAGGTGATACATTTGTAAAAGAAATGTGAAAATACAAATAAAAAGAAAAATAGGAGAAATAAAAAATGGGAATTTTTGAAGAAAGATGTAATACACTGTTAGATAATATGATAACAGCAGGAACATTATTAGATGGAAATATTATAGGTATTTCTGAAGAACGTAAAACAGGAAAAGCAATAGTTTGAATGTATAATGCAATAGATGATGTAGTAGAATTAAGAGATTTTTTCTTATATGTAGTTGCGCCAGATACATTAACATACAAAGAAATGTCAGACCAAAGAACTATTACTAATGGACAACCTGCTTAATAAATTATGGGGCTATTACACGCTAAAATTTATAAAGGTCGGCTAAGATGTTTTCATATATTAGATGCACCACTACCACCTCAGATATTGTTTGTATCTTCTGGAGCGGAGAGTGGGGCGTTATTATATGAAGATGATGCTTGAACTTGGGGGAGAAATTCTGCTGGTTGTTTAGGTGATAATTCAACAACTAGTAGATTAGCTCCAGTTGCAGTTTGTGGTGGACATAATTTTGTAAAAGTACAATTTGGGCATACAATATGTATAGCACTCGATACGGCGGGAAATGCTTGAACTTGAGGTAGCAATCAATATGGTAAATTAGGAATTAATTCAACAACAAGCAGACGAACCCCCGTTGCAGTTTGTGGTGGGCATACATTTTGTGAAATTTCCACACATAGATATAATTCGGCGGGGATAGACATACATGGTCAAGCTTGAGCATGAGGCTATAATAGTACTGGTCAATTAGGAATTAATTCAACAACAAGCAAAAACACCCCGGTGGCAGTTTGTGGTGGGCATACATTTTGTGATATTAATTGTGGCCAAAATTTTATTGGAGCTGTAGATATTAATGGTGTTGCTTGAATGTGAGGTAGAAATGATAATGGCCAATTAGGAGATAATACAACAATAGACCAATGTACTCCAGTTGCAGTTTGTGGTGGGCATACATTTGCCATAATATGAACTGGATGAATACACACTATTGCTTTAGATTCTAATGGTAAATTATGAGCCTGAGGAGCTGGTGGGGAGGGCAGATTGGGAGATAATACAACAGCGGGCCAATGTACTCCAATTGCAGTTTGTGGTGGGCATGTATTTTGTCAAGTTGGAATTTCATATTATTCTACATATGGAGTTTGTACAGACGGTACTGGTTGGGCGTGAGGATATAATGTTAGTGGTGAATTGGGCGACAATACAACTGGAACAAAGAGTACTCCAATTGCAGTTTGTGGTGGACATTACTTTAGACAATTGGATGGCGGCTCAACTCACGTATCTGGAGTTGATAGCGATAATATAGCGTGAGGTTGGGGGGCCAATACTTATGGACGGTTAGGCGATAATTCGTTGGACGCAAAATGTACACCAGTTTTAATTTGCCAAACATATGTGCCGCCACCCCCTGTAATTGCAAGTATATTAATATCTAGGTGGAATTTATTGTATAATAATGTAGCTTGGGGATGAGGTACCAATACTTATGGTCAAATAGGCGATAATACAACTACAAGCAAATTAACTCCAGTTTCAATTTGTGGCAATCATACTTTCTGCAAAATAAAGGGGGGTGGAGGTAATTCTATAGCTATTGACACAAATGATGTTATTTGAACATGGGGTGACAATACTTATGGTCAAATCGGTAATAATACTATTGGAGGAAATCAGTTAACCCCCACAACCATATGTGGTAGTCATACATTCTGTCATATTGGTGTGGCGAATGGCTTATACATTGGGATTGATAATCGTGATATAAGTTGAGCATGAGGTAAAGCTGATTATAATGGAACTGGACTTGGAGTTGATGTTTGCACTCCAACTTTGATACATGGTACGCATACATTCTGTAAAATTGGTGATAATATGGGTGATGCATGTATAGCATTGGACAATTATAACTTTGCTTGGGCTTGAGGGAAGAATTTTGCTGGTGGATTGGGTACTGGCGGTATAACTGATAAATGAACACCAACTAAAGTTTGTGGTGGACATACATTTTGCGAAGTTGATTCTGCTACTATACATTCGGCAGCAATTGATATACATGGAAAAGCCTGAGCTTGAGGCGGTAGTAGTTTAAATGGTGATAATAATTCATTACTGGATAGATATACTCCAGTTGAAGTATGTGGCGGTCATTCATTTATAAAACTTTCAATAGGTATCTCTTTTACTGCGGCATTAAAAGATAATGGAGAAGTTTGGTGTTGGGGATTTTCTAATCGTGGAGAATTAGGCAATAACTCTATAACTAGTGAAATTGGATTAACGCCAGTTCAAGTATGTGGCGGGCATACTTTTTGCAAAATAGCAGCTGGTTCAGAAAATTGTATCGCCGCAGACGTTAATGGTACTGTATGGGCATGGGGTAGAAATATAGAAGCACAACTTGGAGATGGAACACTAGTAGATAAAATAACTCCAGTATTAGTATGTCAAACATATATACCATAAATAGGATTAATATAAAATGAGAATGAAATTAGCCGCAAATAAAGCACATGTTAAATATTTAAAATGAATAACAATAATAAATTATAATCAAATGGTTATAGGTGGCGATTATTCTTCTTATATGTTGACTAAGCGGGCTATGCCTTGAGCTTGAGGGTCAGCATTGAATGGGGCTTTAGGCAATAATTTAAATACCGGAAATGAATATTCGCCAGTTGCTATTTGTGGCAATCATAGTTTTTGCGATATAGTCGGAGAAAATGAAGCAGTATTAGCAATTGATATAAATGACAATTTATGAGCATGGGGAGATAATGATTGGGGTGCAATAGGTGACAATACAATAATAAGTAGGTTAACCCCAATTTTAGTTTGTGGTAATCATAAAGCTTCTAAAATAGGAATGGGGCTTAATTTTAGTTTAGCAATAGATACAAATGGACAGGCTTGAGCTTGAGGCAGTAATGGTTCTGGTCAATTAGGAGTTCCTACATTTGAGTCAGCATTAACCCCCATTGTAGTTCAAGGTGGACATACATTTTGTGAGATTTCAGCACAACATTATGGAACAATTGCAATAGATATACATGGACAGGCTTGAGCTTGGGGTAGTAATGATTATGGTGAATTGGGTATAGGAAATGAAGATTGAACGTATAATCTAACTGCGGTTTGTGGAAATCATAGTTTTTGCAAAGTTGCTGGAAATTATTATCACAAACTAGCGTTAGATACGGATAAAAAGACTTGAGCTTGGGGTTATGGTACTTATGGTCAATTGGGGAACAATTCTGACGCAGGTAACCTAAATACTCCAATTGAAGTATGTTGTAACCACACATTTTGTGAACTTGCTGGAGGGGCCAAACATTCGTTGGCAATAGATATTAGTGGCCTTGCTTGAGGATGAGGGTATGGTTATTATGGTCAATTAGGGAACAATTCTGATGGAGATAACTGAATTCCAGTTACTGTATGTGGTGGACATTCATTTTGTAAAGTAGCGGCGGGTTATGGTTTTTCTGTTGGCATAGACACAGCTGGAATTGCCTGAGCTTGGGGGTATGGTGGATGGGGCCAATTAGGTAATAACAATTCTGATAATGAATGAACCCCTGTTAAAGTTAATGGTAGTCATAGTTTTTGTGAAATAGCGGTGGGCAATAATCATGTCATAGCAATAGATAAAACTGGTTTAGGATGGGCTTGGGGCGATAATACTTATGGTACGTTGGGTGATGGCACAAATACAAACCAATGTACCCCGGTATCTATGTGTGGAAATCATAGTTTTTGTGAAATAGCGGCGAATGAAATTAACTCAAATGCAATAGATATAACTGGTTCTGGTTGAGCTTGGGGGGAAAATTATCAAGGTTCATTGGGTATAGGAAATGAAGATGATGTATGTGTACCAACAGCAGTTTGTGGAAATCATAGTTTTTGTAAAATTACGTTTGGACAGGACCATGCTGTAGCAATAGATATAGCTGATTCAAGTTGAGTTTGGGGGACTAATTTTGAAGGACAATTGGGAGTTAGTACAAATGATAGTGCTTTGACCCCAATTATGGTTTGTGGTGGACATACATTTTGCGAAATAGCTGGAGGTGCATATACTGCATTAGCAATAGATAAAGATAGCATAGGTTGAGCTTGGGGCGATAATCAGCATGGGCAATTAGGAGATAACACAGAAACTAATACATTTTTACCAGTAGCCATATGTGGAAATCATAGTTTTTGTGAAATTGAAGGTTCACGTTATGCATCATATGGGGTAGATATAACTGGTTTGGGTTGAGCTTGAGGCGCTAATTCTTATGGAGAATTGGGTATCAATTCAACTACTTGTATAAGTACGCCAATATTGATACATGGCGGCCATACATTTAAAGAAATAAAGGCTAGATATTATCATGTATTGGGTTTAGATATAAATGGTTCTGCTTGAGCTTGGGGGAGAAATGATTATGGACAATTGGGTGATAATTCAACGATTTCTATAAGTACACCCGTTCCAGTTTATGGTGGACATACTTTTTGCACAATTGGAGTAGGCCAATATCATTCGTTAGCAATTGATATTAATGACCAAGCTTGAGCTTGGGGAAATAATGACGAAAACCAATTGGGGATTTATACAAATTTTGTTGGTGAGCCAATATATAGTTTGAGTGTTGGGGTTGACAATAGTAATATGTTATATAATGGAGTATATTGAAATTGAGGGTCTAATGTTTATGGTCAATTAGGAACTGGAGATACGGAGTCAATTAATTCTCCAATTACTGGGTTAGACAGGTACAATGATACAAAAACACCAATAGAAGTTGGGGCAAAGTCAATGAAAAAAACATTTTGTCAAGTAAAAGCCGGAATGTACCATATAGTGGCATTAGATATACATGGACAAGCATGAGCATGGGGGTATAACAATAGCGGTAGGCTGGGAAATGATTCTACAACTGACGTATGTACGCCAGTTGCAGTTTGTGGTAATCATACATTTTGTTCCATTTGAGTAGGTGCGGCTAGTAGCTTTGGCATTGATAAAGATAATAAGACATGAGCTTGAGGCGCTAATGTCGATGGTTATTTGGGGATAGGCTCCGTAACCAATGAATATACACCAACAGAAGTTTGTGGTGGCCATACATTTTGTCAAATAGCGGGTGGCGGGAATGCCACCCGCTGAACATTAGCAATAGATAATCACGGTATATGTTGGGCTTGAGGAAATAATGAAATTGCTACATTGGGGAATAATGAATCAGGGATAAATTGTTCTGAAACCGTTCCTGTTGCAGTATGTGGCGGGCATAATTTCTGTAAAATAGCCGCCGGACAGTCTGTATCTGTAGGAATAGATACGGCTGGATTAGCCTGAACATGGGGCCAAAATTTTAATGGGAGTCTTGGAACTGGTGATGCTTGAGAACAAAGATGTCAATTAACTCCCGTTACAGTTTACGGGGGACATAGTTTTTGCGAGGTATCAAAATTTGGAGATGGGGCGGTAATTGTAATTACCAAAAATGGAAGAGCTTGGGGTTGAGGGCCAAATGACCATGGAAAAATAGGCAATAATAATATAAATTGAAGAAATACTCCGGTTGCAGTATGTGGAAATCATACTTTTTGCCAAATTGCGGCTGGCCCAAGTCATACTATAGCACTTGATAATAATGATATTATGTGAGCATGGGGATGAAATTATTCGGGCGGATTGGGGGCCGGCAATGCTTCGATATGCGAAATAACACCCATATTAGTTTGTAAGACATATATACCATAAAAAGGATTAATGAAAAATGAGAAAAAGGTTAATAGTATTGGGAAGTCCAAGAAGTGGCACTTCATTAGTTACAAATTTAATAGGTAGTGCCGGATACGATACTGATTGTTTTGGCAAAAGATTATTATTAAAGGCAAACCAACATAATAAAAATGGATTTTATGAAAGAGCTGATATATGATTTGTAAATACAATGTTAATGAGATTATCAAAAATAAAAGATTATACAAAACATTATGATAAATTTTCAAAGGATATTGATTGCACAAAAATAAAAAGAAAACAAAATATAGAAAATGAATTAAATAATTATAACCATTGAGTTATTAAAGACCCAAAATTTATAGTATTTTTACCTTTATGAAACTTACAAAAGATAAATATAATATCTGTTGTAAGAAATCCAGAAGATGTTAGAAAATCATTAATAGAATTTTGAGCAAAACATTTTGAAGATAAAAATAGATTTAACGAATTCTACAAATACTGCATAGAAAGACAACAAGAATATTTAAAACAATATGGCGGAATAGAAGTAAAATATGAAGATATATTAAAAAAAAATGTTAATAATTTAGAAGAATATATTGGTGACAAAGTAGATAAAAATTTAATTAAAGATAATGAAAAATAAATTATATTTAGAGAAAAATAATAATATTTATATATAAAAGAATAACCCTTTAGGAGGTTGCATGAAACAGAAGTTAGCAGTTGTTACAGTATGTGTTGGAGATTACTACAACGAATTAGCAAAATACACCCACCCATCAATTAAAAAATATGCCAATAAGATAAATGCAGAATTTATCGTTATAGGTAATGACAATCCAGACTATATCACTCAAAAATATAACAAGTTTGAAATATTCAATTTACTAAACAAGTATGATAGACTTATCTATTTAGATACTGATATAATAGTAAGAGATGATTGCCCAGATTTATTTGAAGTCGTTCCAAAAACAAAATTGGGTATGTATAATGAAGCAATGTTAGGCGAACGATTTAGTTATTTACGAGATGCTTCAGACGTCTATCAAGAACCATTAAAAGATTGGGATAATAAGTTTTACAATTCTGGTGTAATGGTTATTTCAAGAATGCATAAGGGAGTATTTAGATTGCCTAAAATGGCTGATATAATTGAAACAGACCAACCTTGGATAAATTTAAGAATACAGAATGATAAGATTGAAATGTTTGATTTGGGTTATAAATTTAATCGTATGAGTGAGTTTGACAAACATATAGGAATTAATAGATTAGATTCTTATATTATTCATTATGCAGGCGCACCACAAGACCAAATATTTCCAATTTTAATAGGTGACATTAAGACGTTAGCGGATATGTCACCAGACTATAATTTTGAACAAGATATTGCAATTAGTATATCGGCAGGAATGGGAGACCAATTATGTTCTGAACCTGTAGTAAGATATATTAGAGAGGAAGTTTATCCAAATGCAAACATTCATGTTATATCACATCACAAAAGATTATTTCAACATATAGAAGGTGTTCAGGTTTACAATTATGAGGAGTGGCAGGGATTGCAAAGTGCTGTAAAAGTAATGAGAACTTGTCCTGACGATAATGAATCAGAACATCACCTATCACATGCATTATTTCACCCAACAGATTTTGCGGCAATGTCAACGATTAAAATGACAATTCCAAATTTGAAGAAGACAATTAAATTAGAAGTTAAAGACGAAGATATTGAAGAAATTGAGAGAATATATGATGAGGATGTTGATTTTGAAAACATGATACTAGTTCATGCGGGCAAATGGTGGCCAAGCAAAACATTTCCAATTGAATGGTGGCAAGAGATTATTGACGAGTTGTCTAAGACACATACAATAGGATTGATTGGCAAAACAATAGATGAAAAGCAGGGGTATCAAGATATTGACTGCCCGGAAAATGGATATGATTTTAGAGATAGGACTTCACTAGGTGCATTAATAGCATTAATAAGTAAAGCCAAAATAACCCTAACAAACGATTCCTCCCCGGTTCATATTGCGGGTGCGTTTGATAATTGGATGATAACTATTCCAACTTGTAAACATGCAGACCATATATTGCCATTTAGAAATGGAAGCCAATATTATAAAACGTTAGCGTTAACTAAAAAATTAACAATTACTGACCAAGATATTACGCCAACTAATTTTGATGTTGAAACGATTGATTTAGTTCCTTCAGGAAATATTTATGATTATATACCTGATGTCAATGAAGTTATAAAGTGGACAGACGAAATTATGAGCAATCCAACAATGACTGGTATAAAAATATAAAGAGGTGTTAATGAACTATAAAGCAATGATGAGTCCTAAAGAAATTGCATTTATAGAAAAATATCTCACCAAGGACAAGGTTATGTTAGAGTGGGGTGCTGGTGGTTCTACTTTATATTTTTCTCAATTAGTAAAAGAATATTATTCAATTGAACATAACCCAATTTGATGAAGTAAGATAAAAAATTCTGCAAGATATTTAGAAAAAAATAATATCAATATCTTTAATGCAAAAAATGATATGAAATTCACAATACCGTCAGAATATAATCAGTTTAAGAAATACATAAATTATATAGATAAGATTGGTATATCTAAATATGATATAATATTAATAGATGGTAGAGCAAGACAATGGTGTGCCGAAAAAGCATTAAAATATATTGATAGCAATTCTATAATTTTTATTCATGATTACTTTAACAGAGATAGATACAAAATTATTGAAAAATGATACAACATTATGGATGGCATTGAAGATACAGAACAAACAATTGTTGCATTGAGAAGTAAGGAGCATTAATGATAGTAATTACCGGCGGACTTGGGTTTATTGGCAGTCATTTAGTTAAAAAATTAAATGACGAAGGCATAGAAGATATAATAATTGTAGAAAGAAATTTGCAGTATAATTATAAACAAGATAAATTTGACAACATCAAAGGTTGCAAATATAAAGATATAATGAGTGGTATTGGATTTAATAATTATGTAATGCGTGATAGACCCAAGATAGATTGTGTTATACATTTGGGTGCAAATTCATCTACAATGGAAACTGATGGACTAAAAATAATAGAAAACAATTACGAACTTTCCAAAAAAGTATTGACATACTTTCACGAACACGGAACAAAAGTAATTTTTGCCTCAAGTGCTTCTGTATATGGTCCCGATTGCAAACAATTCTCCGAAGATAAGGGTAGCAAATATCCCGGCAATTATTATGCTATATCTAAACAATTGGTTGATAATTTTATAGAAAGAAAAAAATACAAGGATGTTATAAGTTTAAGGTTTTTTAATGTATACGGCATTAACGAAAAATATAAATATGAAATAGCATCAGTTCCTTATCAATTATGACAACAGTACAAAAGAAACAAAACTGTTAAATTATTTGAGGGAAGCGAAAAGTTTTATAGAGATTTTGTTTATGTAGAGGATGTAGCCAATGTTATTTATTATTTTATGAATACAGAGTACTGCGGAATTTTTAATGTTGGAACCGGAAAGGCAAGAAGTTTTGTAGATATATATAATTGCATAAAGAAAGTTGCTCCTGATTGTAAGTTAGAATATATTCCATTTCCTGAAAAACTAAAGAAACATTACCAGAAATTTACCGTAGCAGATGTAACGAAGTTAAGACAGGCCGGATACCATGATGAATTTATTACATTAGAAGAAGGCATCAAAAAACAATATGAAAAATTTGTATTGGAAACTAATTAGGAGTTGATTATGGATAATAAAATTAACAATTTGGAATTTATTCATAATCCATTCATTCATGAATTTTCATTAATTGAGACATTAGTTTATTTTGATAGACCATTATGTGTACTTTTAAAAAATAAAGCACATCAGTTTTATCTTGCACATTTTACAGTCATTGATACAGATAAAGAATTCTGGTACATTGTTCCGATTAATAAGGGAAGATTGAGTAGATTGTTAGTTGGAAAAATACCTTTGATTGATGCCTTGTCTCATGTAGATGCTGAATTTCGAATGCTAGGAGTTTTAGAAGTTCGAGATAGTAATCAATTTAGTTTCTCAAAAGTTGCCAATTATGTTGATATTGAGGAACTATCAAATCTACCAAACAAAAATTTCTCATTTTGGCAAGATGAATTTAGTGATGTTTTAACTCATGAATTAGACAGTATAACTGAAGTTTGTTCTCAGAACATGACTGAAGTAATTGATATTTATTTTAGAGATGTAATTCTGTCAAAATTGCCTGCTCATAATCTGTCCTTAATAATTGATTCTGTACAAAGATTACTTACAAATTTAACTAGTAATATTGCTGAGAAATATCAACTTGGTAAAGGAGGGCTGACCAAAAAAAAAGATTCTGATAGTTTAATAGTTATAAATGGATTCGCTAATACAAAAAAAAAAGTAAATATATTGATTGAATGTGTTAAACAATTTCAAAAAGCAAAACATGAAGTTTTATTAATTGCACAACACCCAGTTTCCAAAGAAATACAAAGTATGGTTGATTATTATATATATGACAGTAAAGACATAAAAGTAAGTGTTGGTTCGACATGATATAAAAGCAGTAATTTTTATTTTGAGACATATCCTATTCCAACATATTCTTATTCTGTTTTTGTTGTAATGAGGCATGGAGTTATTTTCGCAAAAAGTTTAGGCAAAAAATATATGTATTATTTTGATTATGATACATGAATTGCCGAAACAGATATGTTAAAACTTGATGAAATAAAAACCACACTAAAAGAGCAAAAATTATTTGGTGCCATTCATACATTTATGCAAGGACCGTACCACGCTGAAAAAAGTATGGCGGTAACTCACTTTATAATGGATGTTGACTATTTTTATAATAAGGCGTATCCTATCATAGATACTGAAAAATATTTGAAAATTGGTACGATGGCAGAATCTTTTTGTCGCAATTTAATAGAAGACGATATTGCCAATTTTTTTCAATTAGGGCCACCAAACGCAGTAACAGATGAAACAACAATATTGACAGATAGTAGAATTAACATAACTACATCTAATGATTACTCACAACTTAAATATGTGTTTGCTAATGATGAAAATGATATTAAATATCTTGTTCTAATTAGTGAAAGAAAAAATTCAGAAGTATTTAAGATTACGGTTGACGGCGATAGTCATAGCATATCATTGGACAATATGTGTGGCGATTTTATAAAAATAAATAATGATATAAAAAAAGTTAATATTAAAGTTGACAATATGAATATAGATTTAGATTTAGATATTATTGAAGGAAAAGTTATAATTTATAATGAAGAGCTAAGGGGGAAAACGTCATGAATGAATCCAATACAATAATTAAAGCACATACGAGTTATATAGGACATACTGGTTACAATAGACATGCTCAAAATTTTTTTAAAGAGCTTAATAAATTAATACCAGTTAAAATAAGAAATTTTACAGCAGACCCAAAATATACACCTACAACAGAAGATAAGAAATTATTAACAGAACAAAGTTTCTGAGATAATGGTAAATTAAAAACTTTTCCATCATTTACGCCTTATGACTTTAGCAAAGATGATGTTATTAATATTGTTTTAAATGAAACAAATCATCATTATTTTTATGATAAATATGAAAGTCCGGCAATAGCTTATAATGTATGAGAATCAACTTTACAGCCTGAACAATATTTTAATGAATTAAAAAAATTCGACCAATTATGAGTTCCATCTGAATGGCAAAAACAATGTTCTATTGAACAAGGATTTCCGGCAGAGAAAGTAAAAGTTGTACCAGAGGGAGTTAATGCTAATATATTTTATCCAGATGATTCTTTATATTTAAAAACAAATACCTGAGATAGCCCTTTTAAATTTTTAATATTTGGTAGATGAGACTACAGAAAATCAATAAAAGAAATGATTGAAATATTTTTAAAAACTTTTATTAAAGAAGAAAATGTTAAATTAATAATTTCTGTTGATAATCCGTATTCTATAGATGGTATGAAAACTACTGAAGAAAGACTAAAGCATTATGGGTTAGAAGACGATAGAATTGAAATACTTCATTTTCCAGATAGACAAGATTATATTAATTATATGAAAACTGGACATGTATTTCTTTCTTGTGCAAGAGGTGAAGGTTGAAATCTTCCATTAATAGAGGCAATGGCTTGTGGAACGCCATCAATATATTCTAATTGAGGAGCCCAATTAGAGTTTGCAAATGGAAAGGGAATACCAGTTGACATAATTGATGAAAGACCCGCAATAAATGGAAAGGATAAGATGTACACACAAAACGATATTTCGGGAAATTATTGTGAGCCAGACTTTAATGATTTATCAAAAAAGATGAGAAATGCGTACGAACATTATAAATATCATAAAAATAAAGCCTTAGAAGATTCTAAAATAATTAGAGAAGAATTTTCTTGAGAAAGGGTGGCGAAAAAAGCATATGAGATTATAGAGAATGATTTTATAAAAAAAGATAATGAAAATATTGAATGTTCAAAAGATACAAAGGCTTGTGTAAAGTCATTTTTAATACAAGAAAAAACCCCCAATTGCTGTATATCAAAGCTGAAAGAAATAATGCTCTATGTTTCTGATTTATTCGAAAAAAATGGCATTAAATATTGGCTTGATTTTGGCACATTGCTTGGCGCTTATAGGGAGGGTAAAATCATAGAAACAGATTATGATATAGATTTTGGTGTATTGAAATCTGAATTGCCCAAAATAAGAAGCTTAAGGGAAGAAATAGAAAGTGCTGGCTATTATTTTAATGATTTAGTTGATGACTCCGGCATTTTGGATGAAATGAAAATTCAATATAGTGCAATAAATGGATTGCATGTTGGACTTTATTTTTGAGAAGAGAGTGGCGATTATTATACAACAAACTCTATAATAGCAAATGTATTGAATCATGGAAAAGTTCCTAAAGAAAGTATAAGAAATTTAAGTGCGATAAAGTTTTATAATAAAACAATGCCGATACCAAGCAATTCAACAGAGATATTGAAACAGTTATATGGTTCGACATTTATGATTCCCTTGGCAAAATCCTTACAGCACATGACGGTTGAAAGTTATAATATGCATCCAGATGTGTACGAAATTATTGATATAAATTTTACCAGTAATACTATTAAACTTGGAAGGTCTAGAGTAATAATTAATAAATCAAAATATATTTTTAAGAGTTTTGATGAAGCTGAGATTTTACATGAATTTGATTTAGATGAAACTGGAAAACCAACAAATGCCTCATTTTCATATACACTAAAGTGTTCTAAAAATTTTTTAACATACAAAGGAATGACAGTTATTATTTTGGATGAAGCCGGTAATATAATATTCAAAGAAAAACTCGATTTCTCTAAAATATTTGATTTATTATATGAAAACATTTCTCACAATTCCGTTAATGATGATGGATATAATCTTATCAAAAAAGAAATTGTTACGGATAATATATATGGTAAATATTTTGATGTTGAAGATGATGATATTGTTGTAGATGTGGGGGCAAATGTAGGACTATTTTCATTAAACTGTTTGAGAAAGAATATTAGTAAGTGTTATTCAATTGAACCCGGGAAGCAGATATTTAAGGATTTGAGGAAGAACATTAATAACAGTTTGGGAAGTGAAAAATTTGTGTTGATTAATTCTGGGATTTCTAATAATACTGGCGAAGGATTTTTGAATTCTGATGGCGGAATAGGGGCAAGTATTTCCAACCATGGTGTTAAAATTGATACAATTACATTCAAAGACTTTATAAACGATTATAATATAGAAAAAATTGATTTCTTGAAATGTGACTGTGAAGGCGGCGAATATGATATTTTTAATGCGAAAGAAAACTTTGACTTTATTAAAAACAATGTAAAGAAAATTGCAATGGAATTGCATATTCGAGGAAACAAGCAAGCATTATTAACTCTTATTGATAATTTAGAAAAGATGGGATTCAATGTATACCAAACATCAATTGATAATTATCCAATAAAATTAGATACAGAAAATGTTAATTATTACACTGAAATTCATATATTCGCTAATAAGAGAAAAGAGTTTGACATTGGTAATTTTTTAGAAGAATTTCTTCAACACTATGGCGGCGACAATTCAGATAATAGAGTTGAATATTATAAATATGTTATTCCAAAATTAATTTCTAAAAATAGACCGATACATGTAGTAGAGACTGGGACAATGCGGGGTGAATTAAAGGATGGTGTTAGTGCATTTACATATATATTTGGCAAACTTATAAAGGAATATACTGGTGGGAAAATAATAACAATAGATAATAATATTGATAATCTAAACAGGTGCAAAAAAAGCACAAGTTCATTTTCCGATGTCATTGAGTATGTACATTCTGATTCAGTACAATACTTAAAAAATATGACGGACAAAGATGTCAATAATATTGATTTATTTTTTCTTGATTCTTATGACTTAGATGTTACGGCACCAGAAAAATCACAAATTCATCATCTTTCAGAATTCGAGGCAATATATAAAAGAGTGAATGAAAATGCAATCATAAGCATTGACGATAATTTCCTGCCAAATACGGCGATTGAGTGAAAAATGATGGATAATGAAACTGGCGCCGTTCTTAATACAACAACGATTCACACGGGGGATAAAATTATTGGTAAGGGTACGATGGTTGACACATTTTTAGATAAAACTGAATGAAGGCGTATCAGGGGAATAGAAAAGGAATACTGTAGAAATGTTTTTGCTTATGAATTTGATAAAGATAAGGAAAAGGAGAAAGATGTGAAAAATGACATTAAGGTAAATTTTATAAATGGGCCAACTGTAGAAATACTTGGAGAAGATAAGAAAAATTACAAAGTAAACTTTTTTGATTTCAATAGGGGTGAAACGGTTCATTCTGGATATATAAAAAACAACGAGTGGATTTCTGCTAATAGAGAATATTTTACAAATTATTTAATAACAGTGGAAGAAGATGAAAAAGTTATATTCAGTCATAAATTTAATGCAAAAGGAAAAAGAGTTTATATAGCATTTGAAAGTAAATCATTAGGTGATACAATTGCTTGGTTTCCTTATATAGAAGAATTTAGAAAAAAGCATAATTGCCAATTAATAATATCTACATTTTGGAATAATTTATTTGAAAAAGAATATCCAGAAATAGAATTCGTAAAACCAGCAACGGAAATTCATGGGGTATATGCGATGTATAAGGTTGGCTGGTTTAGTGATGATAAAAATAAAAATCCAAGAAATGTGAAAACAATTCCATTACAACAAACGGCAACAGATATATTAGGGTTGGAATATAAAGAAATAAAGCCCAAAATTACAATACCAAAAAGTGATGGCGAAAGTCATATAAAATATGCCTGTATTGCCCCACATGCAACAGCACAATCGAAATATTGGAATTATGAAAATGGCTGGAATGAAGTTGTAGAATTTCTGAATAAATCAGGCTATCGAGTTGTGCTTATATCAAAAGAAAAAGAACCATTTGGTAATGGCAAATATATGAATTATAATCCTAAAAATGTATTAGATTATAGCGGTGACAGACCTATAGAAGAACGAATTACTCAATTAGTAAATGCAAATTTCTTTCTTGGTGTTGGGTCTGGACTATCTTGGCTTGCATGGGCTGTTGGAACTCCTGTAATAATGATTTCTGGATTTAGTGAAAAGTTTTGTGAGTTTCAAACAAATAATTTTAGAATAATAAATGAAAATGTATGTCATGGATGCTTTAATGATATACATTGTAATTTTGATGCGGGTGATTGGCTGTGGTGTCCGAGACATGAAAATACTAACAGAATGTTTGAGTGTACCAAAAATATTACGCCAGACAAAGTAATACAAACAATCAAATTATTAATATCAACATTATATTTGGACAATGTAACTAAAGTTGGTGCGGTAGAAGATAAAGATTTAGATGATTTTATAAATGATATTGCAGATGGTTTGCAATCAATATCATCTAAAGATACGGACGGTGAATTTGTAGATATTGTTGACGCTAATTTTGAGGAATTAATAGATAATAATTGTGATGCTGATGAAGAGCCAATAGATTTTATTAAATCACAGTTTGATAGGCGGTTAAGGTTTTATGGTTATACTCAATTTGCTATTGACCAACTTTCAAAAAAGAATGGTTACTATCCGTCAGAAAGGGAAACGTCAATAAATGAAGAATTTAATCTTGAAATATTAGATGAACATTTAACGGCTATAGAAAAACAAGAAGATATGATTAAATGGCATTTATCAGCTATGAATAAGTTTATTAAGGAATATGAAAAGAGTAAATAATTAAATAAGTAAGCAGACAGATAAAACAAAGGAAATAAGGAGAAAGAAAGATGGCAGATAGGCTAAAAATACAATGGAGATGGTATGACGGAATAAGAGATAAAATGATATATTCCGAAAAAGAATTTTGTGATATTAGGTCAATTGAAACTAATAGTGCAATTTTAGAAACGACTTATGAGGTTGCTGTTGATGATTTTGATGAACAGTATATAACAATTAGCAAAGTTGGTATTGGGCATGACGATTTTATTCGATATAAAACAATAGAGATTACTTTTACTAATGGTGAGAAAAAATTTATTGCGTTTTCGGATATAGCATATTTATGTAATAATGAAGGAAAAACAATAACTATATATAAAGCATTAAATAGTTAAAAATGATAAATAAGTAGATTATCTGTCTGCTTAAATTTATTAAAATAATTTTGAGTTTTTGTATATATAGATATATATAAGTGAGTACGAATCAGTCGCATTATAGGGGTGAGAAAAATAGTAAAAAAAATTTATGTTTTGTTTTATACACACATATATATTAAACATAAAAAGAAGACAATATAGGTGCGTGGTGTAACGGTAACATGGTGGCCTTTAGCTGTATAATAAATTGGAGCGTATATATAGAAATATATATATTGTATTCTCTCAAATTCGGGGAACCCTGTAAAATGGCAATCCCGAGCTAAGCCTTATAATTTATAAGGAAAGTGTAGAGACTTGACGGGAGAACATCTAAGTTATTTTAATTATAATATGATGATGAGAAAGTCCAGATTACAAACAGTGTTAAATCTGGTAGTGAAAACTATAGTGATAAGCAAAGCCATACGGGTCCAACCGGTCGATGAGGGTTCGAATCCTTCCGTGCCTGCCAAGTATGAAGCGTTTCAAACTGTTGGTAACTAAGCGTCCAACCACTGGACAAAACCTTTCGGTGTATAGGATAACCGACATTTTGTTTAAGGAGAGTTAATATGATTACTTTGGGCGTAAGTGCTTGTGTTTTTATACTATTTTTATTTTCATTAAAATGATTTAACAAAGCAAGAAAGAAAACTGGAACTGGAAATATAGGCGAGGCACTTGTTAGCGTTGGATGCGTAGTTGTTTCATTTTCAGTTTTTGTAACATTATTTATTGTTGGCCTAGTAAGTATATTTTAAGGAAGTAATATAGAAAAGAGAGGGAATGTTATGAAGTTGCTCATAAAATTGCTCGGGAGATTCAACTCAGAGCAAATAAAAAGGATTATAGAATTAATTAAATCCATACTAAAAGACCCAAC